CCCGCCACTATTTTTTTGAAAGGAATGATTTTATGGCTGAATTTACAAACGCCAATACCGTAAGCGTGGCAGCAGGCCAGAACGTGCCACTGACGGAAACGGCAGTAGCGGGTAAGGGCTGTGTCGTACACAGAGAGGGCGCCGGTATTGTTACGCTGCGCGGCATTACAAACCAGTGCAAAGCCCGTTTCAAAGTAGGATTTGGTGCAAACATTGCTATCCCTACCGGCGGCACAGTGGAAGCTATTACGGCTGCACTTTCCATCAACGGAGAACCGCTGAACAGTGCGAGTGCAATCGTGACACCGGCAGCAGTAGAAAACTATTTTAATATTTACGTCACGGCTTTTGTTGAAGTTCCGCGCGGCTGCTGCCTTACCGTTGCCGCCGAAAACACAAGCACACAAACCGTTTTGTTTGCGAACGCAAACTTTATGGTTGAGAGAGTGAGCTGAAAGGAGCGCTATTATGAGTATGAAAGTTATGTACGATTTAAAGGACATGCTGTGCGCAGAGCTTGACGAAATCGGCAAAAAAGGCGAAATGTCTGCTGGCGACTTGGAAACTGTTCACAAGCTGACTGACACCATCAAAAACATCGACAAAATTGTCATGCTGGAAGATGACGGCTACAGCCGAGATGAAGATTACAGCCGGGATGGTGATTGGGGCACCAATATGCGCGGCAATTATGGACGCGGAAGCAGCTATGCGCGGCGCGGTTCGCATTATGTGCGCGGCCATTACAGCCGAGACGATGCGCGAGACAGCATGATGCGAAAGCTGGAAGACATGTTGCGAAACGTCGATGGATACGACCGCGAGACTATCCAGCATTGCATCGATGAACTGAAAAACACTTGACGGGGGTGGCGGCTATGGTGGACGTGCGAGAGATTGACGGCGCTATAGCCGAAATCGAAAATAGCGAACTTACCATGACCAGAGTTAAAAATCTGGCGGCGCTGTATGTTGTGAAAAATCAGCAACTTGCAGATGTATCCCCTGCCCCACAAAAAGCAGAATGGCAAGAGCCTGCGCGTTACTACGAAGCGGCAGAGCCACCCACAAGGGCTGCTGTTGGCGGCAGTGACTTTTTGCAGGCTGTGTCAAACGTAGACACCACAGCGGCGCTGAACGTGCTGGATGAGCTTATGTCGGCCTTGTATGTAACAAACCCTAAAGTTTATAATGGCGTAATGCGGAAATTGGAGCGTTTACAGGATGAGTGAATTTTTGGAGATTGTAAACAAGGCCGATACCGGGCGAGTGTGGCGTGTGCTGGATGAGTTTATGGATGCGCTGAAAGAAGCACGGCCGGAAGTGTATAACGATTTGGTACACAGCTTGCAGAGAAAATAAGCAAGTGTGTACTAAAGTGTGTACTTGAAAAAGGAAACACCGTAGATTTCAACGAATCTACGGTGTTTTTTGTGGTGGAGGATGGGGGACTCGAACCCTGACGGATTAAAACCCGCCCGTTCCAAATCATCGTATTGCCGCTATTTATTCAACGCGCCGTTTTGCATTTCCGCCCCTAAAAAACGTCCCCACAGAAAAAAGTGTGTACTAAAAGTGTGTACTTTTTACAATCTCATCAAAGACGTTTTCAAGGTTGTTTGCAATCGCTCTGTCCTGTCCATTGATCGCATGAGAATATACCCCGTAGGTGTCCATGTTTCGGCTGTGTCCTACAGTCTGTTTCAGCTGCCCCATCGGCAGGTTTGCCGCAATGCTGACGAATGTGTGCCGCAGCTCGTACAAGGTGCATTTTGTAATGCCGTTTGCCTCGCAGTATCGCTCCCACCCCCGCCGGACGTTCCGTTCTTCCTCTTGGATGAACACCCGTTGCTGCATTCCGGTCAACTCTTTCTGTGCTTCCAGCTCGGCCATCGACCGCGCCGACAGCACGACAGCGCGCGGTGCATTTTCGTTTTTCCCTCTTGTTTCCCTTTTATATATAGTAACTGATCTGTGTATCAATGCTTTCCCGTCCTGGATGTCGCCCCATTCAAGGCCCAGCAGCTCGCCGGGCCTCATCCCGGTAAACACTGCCAGCCGGTAATAATGGATGCGTTCATCCGGCACCCTGCGCCCTCTGTATAAGGTAGTATCCACGTTTAAAAGCGTCACAATGTCAGACGGTTGCAGGATGGTCCGATCTTTATAGCGCGCCCCATCTGGTACATGCAGGTCTTCCGGCTCAAATGTGGACCATCCAGACCGACGGCAGAACTTGAAGAAAGCCCGGAGATCACCTGCTATATTCTTGATTGTTTTCTTGCTCCGGCCAGCAGCAAAAGCGTCATCAAGGATGTTCTGCACTGTCTGCTCTGTGATTGCAGTCAATCGCTTGGTTCCGATTCTCGGCCCTATCCAGGCATTATACCGGCCCTGCATGGGCTTCCAGTTTCCCTCAGATGATACTTTCATCTGCCGTGTCATAAACTCAGCGTAAGCCGCCTCTACGGTATAGGTTCGCGTCTGCAATCCCTTTTCCAGCCAGTCATCCGCCTTCTTGTTTGCTTCCCTCTGGCCGGTTCTTCCAGGCTTGGCGCTGGTAAAGGTTTTGCGCACGCCGTCTTTCTGCACGTTTATCTGCCAGCGCTGGGCAGATTCAATCCATCTCGCTGTATTTGTTCTTTTCATATTGCGGCTCCTTTTTTTGTGTGTTATAATAATGCCGTCAACTTTTTATGTTGACGGCTCTTTGCCCTTGTCGGTGGTACGAACACCGGCAGGGGCTTTTTTGTTTAGTAGCGGATAAAACCAACAGACCCAATGCAAATATCAATAAGTTGTCGATATTGGTCATTTACAGCCTTTGACAAAAAGCATATTGTGGATGCAGTACAATTTTGGTCAAGGGGGGCAGACAAATGGAAAGGCTGGTAAACAAGCCGCCGTCCCATCATGGGCGGAAGCGACAAAAAAAGTTGTTGTCAAGTGCTGGAAATCCGATATATAGGACAGATAAAACTTGACAAATGAGTATTTTTGTAAAAGCACTTGAATACAACCGTTAATTGTATTATAGTTGTATTCACAACTTCTTCTGCTTGCTTTTGAGCGTTTTTACGCGATTGATATAAGAATCTCTCTTTTCAATGTAGTAAGGATTTTTTATCTTTTTTAGGATGGCGAGAGCCTTATCATACTCGCCAATTTTTATATACAAATCAGGGAGCCGGAATGTCCATTTTGAACCGCTGAACAGCAGCCCGCCGCTTTTCCAGATGCCCTCCCAAAATTCAACCAAAAACCCAATATCACCCGTTTTTTCAAAATAGGATTCTGCGTATTTGATTTGTTCAAGCTGCTTGTCCTGCGCTTTTAAATCGCGCTGTAACTTTCTAATTTCTGGATCATCAAACACAACATTTTCAATCCTTTTTGATTGCGTTTGTTTAACAGGAACAAGCTTTTGCGGTTTTGGCTTCAAAAAGTCAAAAAAGCCCATAGTATCACAACCTTATTTAATTTGGGGGAATTATGATGAAAAAAGAACCATTGACAAAAGTTGAAAAAAGTACGATACTTAGTCTAAGAGAACAGGCAAAGAAACTTATGCGGGAACTGCCGCTCAAAGATGCTATTGCAATTTGTAATGAGGTTATAAAGGAGACAAGCAATGCGCAACAGAATTGATGTCTACAATAAGTGCGATGACAGCGAGTACAGGCAGAAAAAGGATGAAGTCGTTGAAAAAATGCTGAAACTGATTGAAGTCTCTGGCATGAACTTTTACGATGCGCAAAATCTTCCGTTAGAGCTGGACAGAGCTATTGCGGCCAGTGTAATTGCCGCACAGGGAAACACGGCGTTCCGCCCGCACAATGCCTTTAAGAGCCGGATTGATGATGCTCAATAAGCGCAGTTACCGCACCTTTTGCAATCGTTTCAATCACAGTAAGAGACACATTGCCTACCGCTGACAAGGTGGGCTTTATTTTTTCCTGCCACGTCTGCTGATTGGAAATTGACGCAATAAAGTCATGGCCTTTTGGCGTAATATATAGGATTCCGTAAAACTCTATAGTATTTAACTGTTTGTCAATACGGTAGTCCGCCACAATATAGCCATTTTCAGCAGCCTGCAAGCAAGAATAAAACAAATCTTCCCGTGAATACCCTTTACCCTTTATAAAAGAGGATTTTTTCAGCTTATCAGGGCTGGAACATTCAAACTCCATATTGCATTTATCATTCAGGAACAAACCGAGCTGTTCCTCAAGACCGAGCATAACATCTCGGACGCAATCAGGATTTATCTTCATTGACTTTCACCTTCTTTGCTGCGGCCATCGCAATTACCATATCAAGACCTTTGCCATCTAAAGTGTCAAGCCACTTATCTATGTCTTCATAGGAATCGAGTCTTAGCCCATCGCCTTGCGCGGTGGGCTTTTCTTTTTGCGCGGAATCGTCTCCTATGAGGTCGTCTACGGGAACGCCAAAATAGTTTGCTACCCTTTCAAGCGTTGCTTTACGAACGTTCCCACCCTTGCCCCAGCGAGTAACAACAGACCTGTAAAATCCCATCTCTTCTGCTGCCGCACTGGGGGATATATTTTCTTTTGCGCACAATCGAATAAAGTTGTCATAGAACATACAATTTTTCACCTAATTATTTGTGCAATCATACAAACGTAAACAAAAGCAACAAAACCGCTTGACTGTTGCGTATGTTTACGGTATAATGGCACTTGTAAGGCAACAAACGCAACAAAACACCAAGCCCAGACAGCTATATGCCTGAACTAAATGCTATTACGTATCTGACAACTACAATATAGCACGTTTTGTAAACATTTGCAACACCTTACACTGCCGCGACAGCAAAAAAAATCCGTCTGCTGTTCGTTAGCAGACGGATTTTTCCCAAAGTTTTTTACCAGAACAAGTTTGCAGCAACGGAACCGCTCAATGTGAGCGGGCAAGTACACGGTCCTTTGTGCAATGCGCATCCGCTGCTTGCAAAACGAACTTGCAATTCTGTGGACTTGCCGTAACCTTTGGCAGCTTTGGGGCAGCCGTTTAAGCCATAGCGCGTTACGCAATTTCTTTAGTCTGGAACTGGCATACTCAAAAGTTGGGTCAAGGGACGACCACCTTCCTTTCTGCCTTACTCTGGCAATTCAGATTATAGCATATTGTGTCGCGGCAGTCAATTTTGTTTACTTCTAATTTTTACTAGGGAGGTGAAAAAATGCCCGAAGCTTGGACTGGTCGTTTGATTGGGAAGATGCACAACAACGACATTTCTTATGAAGACGTAGCAAAAAAGCTCGGTTACGGCAAGCCTTACATCTGTTTGATTCTGAACAGCAAGCGTAAACCGCCTGACATTCAGAAGAAGATGGAAGCGGCTGTAAGTGAACTTATCGCGGAAAGAAAGGAGTAACCACCATGACAAGCCTCGCCTTTACCGCCTTTATCAAAGCCAAAGGCTATACCACCAAAGGCGCGCTGGCTGATGCCTGCGGCATGGACCGCACAGTCTTTTGTGACCGCTGCCGGGGCCGCTCTCCCTGGCTCTGGAAAGAAGCCTGCAAGGTTTGTTCCGTGCTGGACATCTCCCTGGACGACTTTGCCGCCTACTTCCCCGCCGCCGCCGTCCGCCGGTCAACCCCCGTCAAGCCCAAATCCGACCGCGAACAGCTGGCCGACGCGCTGCAGCTTGCCGCTGACCTCCTCAAAAAAGCGTAGGAATTGCTTGGAAAGGCGGAGCAAAGGAAAAGCCATGCTTGCCCATACAATGGCAAGGCTATGCGATGCTATGAAAGGCAATGGCGATGCTCTGAAAGGCATTGGCGATGCGCAGCTTGGAAAGGAATGGATTTGCATTGGAAAAGCACCGTTTAGCATCGTTTTGCAATAGCAAAGAGATGTATGGAGCAGCAAAGGCACAGCTACGCAGAGCACAGCAGTGGCAAAGCAGGGCGTAGAAGGGCACCGCAAAGGCGTAGCATTTCATTGCGACGCGACGGCAAAGCAAAGACTTGAAGAGCAACCGTAATTTATCAATTAGAAAGGACGACCACAAATGAAAATCCGTATCACTTTAACCGAAGAGGTTTTAGGTTCCAGCCCCAGCAATGAGGAGCTGCTGGCCGCTTACATCGCCAGCAAGGCCCCCACCGATGACCTGACCGCGCAGGAAGTCGACAACATCAAAGCGCAGGCGGCAGAGGAAAGAACGACCATTTTTCCCAAGACTGCCGACGGAACGCCGTTCATCTACGATTATCAGATCAAGGGCATGTTTAAGGACAGCTGCAAGGCCCTTGCCACTGCCGGTAAGGCAGGCTATCCGGGCGGCAAGCACTGTGCCGCGTTGAAAGCTTACAAGAAAGCCATTGACGGCCTGATTTTCGTTTCCCCGCGTGAGATTCCATACAACCTTCACGGCCTAAAGATGGGCTTCTGTGAGCGCCCCCTGCGCGCACAGACCCCGATGGGTGAGCGCGTCAGCATCGCCAAGAGCGAGAGCGTGCCCGCCGGAGCAACCGCAGAATTTGAAATCGAATGCCTGGATGAAAAGCTGGAAGATATGGTACGCGAATGTTTGGACTACGGCGCAAAGCGCGGCTTGGGCCAGTGGCGCAACTCCGGCAAGGGCCGCTTTGAATGGGAGGAAGTAAAAGAATGATGGCGACAGCAACAAAAAAACGCCGCCCCTGTGCTGGCACACAGAGACGGCAGAACGAACAGAGCATCGCAAAAAGCTCTAACTATATTCTATCACTTACCAGTGCTGCCGTCAAGCTGGCAATCACCGCAGATTTGGTGCTGCTTCTGGCAGCGCTCGGCAGCCTGAACATTCCCGTAACCATCCTCGCACTGCTGGCCCTGAATCCGCTGTGCGGCAATCTTTTGGAGGCAACCAGATGAAAGCATATAAAGGATTTGATAAAGACCTGAAATGCAAAGATTTCCAGTATGAAATCGGCAAGACCTACGAGGAACCCACCGCCGAACTGTGCGAGAAAGGCTTTCACGCCTGCGAGTACCCGTTGGATGTATTTGAATACTACGCCCCCGGCAACATGAGCCGCTACTGTGAGGTGGATTTGGACGATGTGAGCGATAAAAAAAGCAACAAAGATAGCAAGCGCTGCGGCAAAAAGATTGCTGTGAAAGCAGAAATCGGCATTGCTGGGCTTGTAAAAGCTGCCGTTAAGTACACGATGGAGAAAGCCATCCCGGAAAACTCCAAACATGCTACAGGCTGGCGGGGCGCGGCATCTGCTACAGGCACTCAGGGCGCGGCATCTGCTACAGGCACTCAGGGCGCGGCATCTGCTACAGGCTGGCGGGGCGCGGCATCTGCTACAGGCGACCAGGGCGCGGCATCTGCTACAGGCACTCA